AGTACCCGCACCATCTACCCACACAGTACCGTTGTACCATAGTGGTTTATGATGGGTATTATCAAAGATTTGTTCACCCTCGATCAGTTCAGAACGTGGAAGGGTTTGGATAGTAGCAGATGAAAATACTCTACCCATAAAACCTCTATTAGTGATCCTCATTAATTCAGTACCACCAACATAGAAAGCGAAGTTTCTTTTTGCAGATGAACCACCAAAGGTCAACATACCATAATTAGATGTGGTTTCGCCTTCACGGTTTGAATAGAAAATGATATTTGGGTTTTCATCATTAAGTTTTAATGTTGCCCAACCCGGTCTATCAGTGTCGGCTGCAACATTACAACCAATTGCTATATGTCCGTTATTGGCAATTTCAAGCACCCTACCATTTACATTATAAGGTGCATTAGAACGGTTAAAGCCCAAGAAATTACGACCTGTTTCTTTTTGCACAACAAAGATAGTTGGTGCAGATGAACTTACCTTGTCGATAATACCAAGAGCAGAGTTATCACTAACACTTTGTACAACACCCGCATCATCAGTACATACGTTGTTAATCATTAAAGCATTGTAACCAGAGTTGTTGACAATTTCCATCGGATAACAAGCATATCCTGAATGTCCGTATCTTGTATAGTCAGTTGGTTTTGGTGATTTTACAAATAGACCCCAGTATGTCGCACCATCACTAGCAACAGGTTCATCAAACCAAATATTTTCAATATAAATATTTCTAGGGTCAGCAACATCTGTATAGATTAAATCATTGTTACCATCTCTAGTGTAAACTGCAACTGTTGCTTTCTTACAAGCGAAGTTAGACAGATATACTTTAGAAACGGTTAAAATGTCCGTAACATCAATCACATTATGTTTAGTTGCACCACCGTCAATAACGGAATTTTGCGATTTACCAATCATAGTGATATTACCAGTGAGAGTACCCTCAACCAAGTAATCACCATCTTCAAGATAAAGAGGTAAACCAGCATCGATAAGTTTTTGGAAGTTGGCAGTTTCATCAACACTACCATCGTTTTTAATACCATACTTCAACACATTCATATCGTTAGTTGGCATTAGTTCAGCAACTAAAGTGTTGGTTGGATCACCATCGATGTTAAAGAGGAACATATTATCAATAACATCATCGTTAGTAATAGTACGGATTTTATAGGTCGCACCACCGCCATCACCTTTTGCATAAAAGCCATATGTTTCAGCGAACGACCCGTTAGCGAGGTTAGTAGCATTTTCAAGATCAGCAATCGTATCAAAAGCCAACACACCTTGCAATTGAATGTATTGTGCAATAATGTCTGCCAACACACCCTGTTCAGCCATTTCGTCCAATTTGTTGTCAATTTCTGTTTGGATATCAAGGTTTTCAAAGTAGTTGTCAACATAATCTTTTAGTTCGACAAAAGCCGTCTGCAATTCTTCTAGCACTTCGGCATTGTCGTTGACAGCAGGGATAACAGTTTTTTCAATGTAATCACACAACCATGCTAACATTTCATAGTAACTCATGGATTCAATAAATGCGGTTGGCAATGCACCAATCGTGGTGATTAGATGTTTGAATGGTTTGTTATCCAAAGTATCTATTGTATTCATTTTTATCCTTTCTTTAAATTTAATAAATACCCATAAAACAATCACGAAGTTCGGCAATAATAAGTTGGTCGATATTTCTAAACTCATTTACAAGTTTTGAATAAATTTCAACGTTATATTTTCTTCCGTTATTACCAAGTAGGTGTCTTGTATAATCTTCGACAGAATCTTTATCTTCACGACCATTAATCGTATTATTAGTGGTTGTGTTAGATTGATCGGTTATACCGTTGTTAGTAAGGGTAAGATTAGTTGCCCATTTTTGGTTTTCAAGATCAGTCGAAGCAAGTTCACCCTGTGGTGTGTCTTGAAAGAGGTTCTTGCCATTAGCAGTTGAAGTAGAGTTGCTAGTTCCATTACCTTGTGCCTCATTATTAGTAGTCGTGTCAATTTCTTTTTTACGATTGCTAGTTTCGGTAAGGTCAACGTTTCCGAGTGGATTCAACGCTAATTGTGATTGTGCAACATACATAGCATTATATTTTGGCATTATTAATCGCATTGTTGAGTTTAAGTAATGTTTGAATAATGCAGGTGTTTCAAAACCAATTTCTGCGGTTAAGTAGAAGTCTAAAATTTCGTTGTTAAGTGTTGTTCTGTATGCTTCATCAAAGATAGGATAATCGTCAAGTCCAAAATCAAAATTCATTAATTTTAGATTATAAATCGTGGTGGTATATTTACTCATTGTTATCCCCTCTTTCTTCAATCATAACGTTAATTTCATCTTTGAGTTTAGCAATTTCTTTACGGTTTACTGATAGTTCAATTTTAATAGGGCTATCTGCCAAGAACTTTTCGTTAATTAAATCGCAAGCCTCTTGACGGGTTTTGAAGAAGCAGTTAAGATAAAAATTTGTTAATGCTTCTGTGCCTTCGGCTTCGGCAGTAATTAGACGTTCTTTTTTGTCCGAGAAGAAGTTATCAATACCCAAGAAGTTCAATGCTTCGGTGAACAAATCTTTCTTATGTTGGGTTAATTTATCGATGATGTAAGGGGCATCGGTTTTTAATACAGATAACTTGTTGCTTACATCGAATTGTTTATCACCAAAGATAAATGGTGTATTTCCTGAATATTGTTCATACACTTGTTTCAAAGTGAGAATAGTTTTGGTGTTACCCTCAATCAAAACAGGTGTCTTTTGGGCATTTAGGTTAATATCGATTGTGCGTTCAGTTTCATACAACCGATAGGCGATAAGATTGATAGTTTCGAGTGTTGGCTTTTGAAGAACGTTATTCATAATATATACAACGTCATCAAACGGAAGTTGCTTTTTATAACCAATAGACCATGCTTGAACCCTAACTGGCAATTTGTAAATGTTCAGTTTGTCTGATGGGTTTACATGGGCAACCATGAATCCGAGTTTATCATCTTTGAGAAAACAAGCCTTGCCGAATTCATAAAGTGATTGCTCCAAAAAGCGTTCAGCACCAAAACCTGCAACCTTATCAAGATTTTTCCATGAAAAAATTGAAGATGAAAGTAGTCGCAAACGATCAAGATAATCGATATATGTTAGCGCATTACCTGCCATCGTCAATTTAACATTATCATTATTTGGTCTTACCATACTATCCTTATGTTAATATGTCATTTGTTAAATTATAATTATACATATTTGAAGCACCATGCCAAAACGTACAACCTTTGTCGAACATTTTACGAATAACCTGCAAATCTTCTTGCGGGATATCGCCATCAACATTACAGTCGATTGTTTTGACGTAATTCCAATATCTTCGACCTGTGATATTTGGTGTCTTCACTAGGTTAACTTTGTATCCGAACATATCGAAGTAGTTATCGATAATTTGGGCATATTCTGCACGAATGCACATGGCTTTAATATTGAATAGGGAAGCGTTGTTGCCAGTTCCGTAATAACCGATATTAAGGTCTGAAACATTTGCATTACCTTTGGCTTGATCGGGCATAACTTGTGCTTGGCTTTCTTTACCAATAGCACCTGCAACAGCACTAATACCACTTGCCAAAGCACCACCAACCAAACCCACAGCACCACCAACGGTAGCACCCGCAACAGCAGAAGATAGGACACTTCCAGTTGCACCTGCAATCATGTTAACAGCATTTTGTGATTCCCAGTTCAAATAGTAATCACTTGCCCATGCACATACTGGTAGTTTAGATGCCTGCAAACCTTCCTGATAATTACCACGAAGATTATAGACGTTTTTATAACCCATCGGGATTAACTTAATACTGTTACCTTGTCCGATTGCACCACGGATAGAGAATTCGGCTTTTCCTGCGGTTGCATCGTTGTTGAAAAATTCTTTTCGATAAACAGCAGTTGAACCTGCGTTATTATCTGCAAGATAGTAACAATACGGATATGTCTTTAATTTATTGTTATGTGGTGTGTATCCATCAAGTCGTTCAAAGTTTCCGTCATCATAAACTGAACCTGTTGTGTTCATATCCATATTGGCTTTTAGATGCGTATTGTCATCACCAGTTTTAGCAGGATAAAGTCTTTGAACGCTATAACCGTGAGTTCCAATTGCCTGTTGGAATCCTGCATTAAAGAAATGAGGATAAGTCAAAAAACAGGAAACAATAGCATTTCCTTTACCTTCAGAATCATAACCTTTAATGAAGTTTCTAGCATCATCAGCATTATCAACGCCAACGATCCATAGACCGCTATAAACACCGTTGTAGTTTTGTGCAACATCAGCAACAGCGTACATTGATGGAAGAAGTTGTGACACTTGAAACGCAATCATATATGTACTGCCTTCGTAAGTGTATCCCGACTGCCATGTGGTGTCACTAGGAAGTGGTGAAAAGTCTTTACTTAAGTTACAAACATATTCACCTGTTTCAAGACCTTCAGGAACGGTGTGTTTTCCAACCGTATCATCATTTACGTGTTCACGTTCGATGAAACATGGTTTGTAGGCAATGTCAAAATACCACGTTTGGAAGCAGTCGGTCTCGATTTTTAGAAAACATGAATTTTCGGATAAATAAGTAACTTCTGTAATGAAACAGTAATATATACGGTTGTCAAACCCTGTGTTGCGATAAAACATATAGTTGCATTGACGAACCTCATCAGCCGATGCATTAATTTTAATACCACCGTCTTTGCGGATATAAGTATTATTGTCATAAGTTTTGACAACTGTACTATTAAAGTAGGTTTGTTGGGCGGTAGCATTTGCAAAAGTCAATTGATTTGCGTAATCGTTTTCAAGTGGGGTCTTACAAAGATAGATATTCCCTTGAGGATTAACTGATATCATATTACTTTAATACTCCATCGATTTCATTTAGTAATCGTTGTAATTCAGATATGATTTCTTTATTATCGTAAAGAGGAAAGTCCACATTTTCAAATTCACCTTCATGTGGTATTACTTTACAACCTAAACATTTGGCCTCTAATGCGCATCGACCAATTGCATAGCATTTCTTATATTTGGCGACTTGCCTTAACAAATCTTCACGATCATTACCATATAATTTATCAATTTTATCATTCTTCATTATTGAATCAGGGCATTTTTCTTGTCTTCCGAAATAACAAATTTCTTTGGTTTTTAGTTTTGCCTTGAATTTACCGACATATTCAGTATCGATTGATAAAGGGATAAATATAACATGATAGTGCGGGTACATTTCAATCATGGTATTTAGGGTTTTGATAGTAGAACATACTAAAATTAAATCCTTAAATCCTTTTAACCATTTGTAACGTTCAGGGTGTGCATTGTTGTGAATTAACACAATTGCCCTGTCCGTACAACATTCTTCGGCATTAATCAGTATCCAATCACGATCTGTTTTAATATACGGTATGATGCGTTCATATAAGTCTTTGCTATAATAATACGCACCGTTGTTATGTCCAATTTTAAGGTTCGTATATTCAGGTGATAAATGTGAAATAATCATATCTTTTGGAAGGGAAGCCCTCAAAAGAGGGCAACCCTAAATTAAATTTTATTCTGAAGCGGAAGTAACCGTTACAGAAATGGTGTCGGTATGTCCGTTACAAGTTACAGTAATGGTTGCAGAACCTGCTTCAACACCAGCAATCACAGCGTTGCGACCACTAATGGTTACAGTAGCCTTGCCTTCAGCAGAAGACGAAGCGGTGATAGCAGAGGTAGCGTTTGGTGGGGTTACGGTTAGAGGAACACTAACAGTTGCACCTGCTTTAACGCTTACAGAAGATTTGCTTGCATCAATGTCAGTCGCATCGACAGATGGGGCTTCGGTTGCAAGAATAACTGCGTTAGCAAATGGACAAATTGCGAAGGTTTCCCAAACGTGCAAGAATTCGTTCCAAGACATTGTACGAGCGTTGTAGAACTCGTCAAAGCGGAAGATATTGTCATAGATTTGGAAGAAGGCTTCATCACAGATTACACCAAGAACCTTGTTGTTGTCATCGAATTTATCGACTTCAATAACACGTCCGAGGAAGTCAGCCTTATCCATATTGAAGGCACTTGCGAGAACCTCGACATCGACTTCGGTCATAACATCAGCACGTACGAGGAAGACCACACGTTCAGGGGTAGTCCAAGTAGTAACAGGTTTGTTATCACCAGTATTAAGTGAGTAAGCGTTGTAAGCGGTAGAAGGGAAACGCATAGATTTGTAAAGGTTACGTACTTTCTTCACAAATGCTTTAGCGGTTGCATCAGTAGTTACAGCGGTTACAGTTTGAACAATGGCTTTGTTGTTTTCGTATGCACCTGCAACCAATCCTTTGGTGTATTTGAATTCATCGATGTATGCGCCTGAATAGAGCGATTGAGTAATCGAAGAAATGAAGTTTTCGAAACGATCCCAAGAAACAAATGCACCCTGCAAGGCTTCACGTGCAATCGTTTTGGTGTACATATCTTTACGGTTACGGCGATAGTAAGCAACTTTGGTATCAGGATCGGTGATAGTCAAAAGTTTCGCCATTTCCTCGTTAGATAGTTGATATTGTTCGGCTTCACTAGGGTTAGTATAAATATCTTGAATATCAGTACCTAGCGGGGTAGAACCCTTTTTCAAGAGGGCTAGTGGGTTGTCGTATGATTTGTTGCGAATGATCGTCAAACCAATGCGATTGATAAGATTGTTGACAAATTCGTTTAGAAGTGGTTGGTAAGCATCATTGAAAAGGATATTTGAAATATCAGAAATGTTGCTATCAGTTGCCAAAGGCACAACCTCTTTGAAGTTGCCAGTAGATTCTTGTCTAACAAAGTTGAATAATTTTGCACCACTCATTAGATGATATCTCCTTTAACATTAATAATATCGCCGATTTTTATTTCCTCTGGTTCATCGTTCTGTTGTGTTTTGTTTTGTCCTGAAAATGTCATTTTCTCGTTATCTTCAAAACCTAATCTTTGGAATAGTTTTGCATTTACTCCGAGTAGATCATTTTTGTCAGATTTTAAAGTTTCGATTTCTTTGACGTTTGCTTCGTTTTGTTCTGTTAGGCTTTTGTGTTGCGTCATCAATGAAATGATGTCGTCAGAAATTAAAGCGGAATTTTCTTCACCCACTTTTTCCTTAATTGAACTAATTGTTTCTTCGAATTTGTCCATATAACTCTCCTTATTTTAATTATAACATAAATGGAATAAAAGCAACAGAAAAGAGGGGTCGGCTTGCCCCTCTAATCTAAAGGTGAGTATTGAGGAAAGCGGGGAAGTACCCCACACTTATATTATACTATAAACCTTGACGTTTTTGTCGAAGTCGCTTATAGTAAATGAACCACGGGAAGCGTCTTTGCCAACCCTTAAATCTAAACGCACCTAAAAACGTTGAAACATTTACGGAAGTCAAGGTTACAACGTGACCCTGTGTTGCACTAGGGTTGACTTGATTTTGTCCAAGTAACATAGCGTAATTTGTTCCTGCACTCCAGTTTTCGTCAGCGAAAGCAATGTGACCGTACGGGTTAGATGATGTGTTTTGAAGTACCACAAGATCACCTCGTCTTACTTGCGATTTATCGGTAACAAGATCAAATAAATCTGCCATATTGTAATCACGACTTGCCTGATTCGTCCACCCTTCATAAGCATAACCGTCAGGTTGTGACAGCCAGTAAGGTGATGGTCGCCCTGCATTGCCCGCTAAAAGTTTAGCCATATCAACACATTGATATCCATAAACACCATCAACATCATATCCGTTACCAAGAGTTGCGGAACGGAAGGCATCATATGATGATATATCAACGCTTATTAAACTCATAATTATTTGTTATCGTTACTTACTTTGGCAATACCGAGGATTGTACCGAGGAATAATTCAACGGCGGATAGGGTTGCAAGAATTGCATCGAGAGGGATATTCCAACCCCATGCGCCTGTTAAGGTAGTAAGAAGCACCCCGATAGCAGGAAGTACAATCCAAATTACCCAACGTAAAATTTCATATAATTTTGTAGGAAGAATCATGTTAAACCTTTCTTATATTATTAGTGTTCATTGCGCACCACACGGTAGGTACACCGTCACGAGGTGCGGTTAATACGGCACGATCACCGATTAATTGTGAAATAGTATAATCATCGTCATAGCGATATACACGAGTTCCGTCATAGTCATAATATTCACCTTTATCGTTTGGAATAGGTGCAACAATATCACCTTCCTTAAACTTTTCCACAGGTGGTTCAGGTTGTGGTTCAGGTGTTGGTTCAGGTTTTGGTTCTTCAACCCATTCGACAACTCTTACATCATTCAAAGTTTCACCCCAACCAAAGAAAATAAATGCGTTTGGGTTTACAACCTTGCCGTCTGAATATAGTTTATCCTTATCCCAAATCATAACGTGTTCATTCCAAGAAGCAGTATCCGCAAACACAGGGACGGCACAATTCGTTGGTCTAGTGTTCATATCGTGAAGATTTCCTGAATTTTTATTCGCAAGCATTGCTTCTTTAGCATCAACATATTTAGGTGGAATTTCAGGAACAAAACCGATGCGACAGTTTTGTAGACAAAAATTTTGTTTCTTACCCATTTTTGCAGGGTCGAATTCTCTTACTTGTTTATATGGCATTTATTTTTCCTTTCTGATATACTCGATATCCTTTTTAATTGCAATAATCGATTTCTCGATTTCACCGAATTTTTCTGCATAATGATTATGTTCGTCTAGTTTCTTCTTAATAATGTTCATTTCCTCAAATATTTTGTTGAACTGGTCGTTTTGTTGTTGTTCTCGTTTTGCGTCTTCAATTGCCTGTTTTTTCGATTTAGAAATGTAACCAAGCACCGCACCTATTACCGTGCCGATAAGTCCAATTACTGCAATAATAATTTTGACTTGCGCTTCGTTATCCATAATTTAATTATAACATAAGTTATTTAATTGTGAAATCGGTGTCAACCAAGATTACCCCGCCTTCCACGTGCTTATAGGTTAATTTACGATCTGCCAAATCCATGCCTTCGGTAGTAAATCCGATTTTAAAGTTTTCAAAGGTAACACAAGGCGCAAGACGTTTTGGAAAACCTGCCACCGTAACACTAATTTGCGAATCGTAAGATTCTTGTTCGATATAGCACTTCTGCCGAAGGTATTTGCCACGGACGTAGGTTGATTCCAACTTCCAACTTCCCAATTTGTAATCATCAATATCCATAGTTTTTGATAGTTCTCTTACGTCATCTTGATTTAATAGACAATGAATCGAATCAGTATCGCTATAAACGTAAGCATCAAATCCATACTTTTTCATACTGTATTCACGAATCGCCTCTGATGCCCGTATAATATTTGCACGTGCATACGAGGTAATAAATGAAGCCATCGCAACATACACAGTTTTTCGTTCCTCTAATGCACCAATTTCGTACCCAACCTTTCCGTGTTCTGCAACCTTTGGTATCTTTTTTCGTGAGTTACCATTCAAGCCGAAACGACCATATAAACTATTAAGCATGAGTTTTGATATGCGGTACAAGGCGAAATTTCCATCTTTCTTCGCTTGTATCTTCGATGCAGTCCATTTATCGATATAAGTTTTAAATATGCCTGTCGTGCCTTTAAACTTCCAACCACAATGCCATGTGATATTTGTTACGTTGTAATTTTCGAAGAACAGTTCAAGATCAACCGATGTCAATACAAGGGTTACTTCCACACCGTCTGATGATTCAACATATTCATTAGGAATGAAAAAAGAATTGTGCTTAATTTGAATTGAGGGTATTTTACCTTTCTTTAGTTCAAATTCACAAGTTAATTGTTGTACGTAAAGAGGGTACAAAGGATCAGGTTGATATTGCCCTTCGAAGAAGATAGGGTCGGAATACGGAAGAACCTCGTTGTACATACGGGCAGGGTACATCGAATTACTGTCAAACACGATGCCTGCACCTGTTTCTTTTTCCTTATAAATCGGATTAAGATAAGTAAATCCACCTTTATAACTTTGCCTAATATCACGATCTATTTCAATCGGTAGTACAGGGAATAAATCACGAAAGTTGGGGCAGGTTGACTTAAAATCATTTAAAGCATCAGAAGCAATTGTCATTTTGGTTAGTTCCTCGTCAAACATAATCTGCAAAGCCCGTGCCATAATCTCAACGTCATTTCTAATATAAGCAATTTCGTGTTCCGTGAGTTGATGCCCGATAGGTCGTTTTGTCTTGTAATCAAGTTCTAGTTTATGAATCGGCAAGTGAAAGTCTTTTGCAATTTGATCCACAGAAAAATTTAAAATCTTAAGTGAATCAAGGAATTTTACTTTATTGAGGTGTCTTGCGTTTTTGACTTCGAAATACACATCAATAGAATAAAATTGCCCCATATCGGTAATTAGAGTGGTAAAGGTTTTGTCGTGCTTTTGTTTAGTATCCGTTATGTGTTCAAACCCGTTTTTGAGAAGCCAATAGATAATGAATTCGCCATCAAACTTAAGGTTATGAAAATACAAGGTATGGTTTTTACGTTTATCTGCACACCAATCCATAAATTCATCAATAGAATTTCCATAGATAAAGTTGGAAGGGTTGCCGATTTCACAGATAGCAAAAGCCCATACCCTGCAATCGTTTTCATCGGTGGTAGTTTCAAAATCTGCCGTGAACTTCATTTGATCCTCAATCTTTTATATATTCGTCCATTACTTTTAATACGGCTTCGAATCCGTCTTTAATATCACTCTTTTCGCTTTCAGTAAATCCTTCGGTGCGTTTCTTTTGTAAGTTGTAATCGTCTAGGATTGCTTTGAATTCTTTTTCTGTATCATACATAAGTTTGAACGAATCAACGTCCATTTTAGACAACTTCTCTTTAACCTTTTCCACAAGTTCAGGGTCAACATCGGCTTTGTAAGCCACATCGTCAATAAATTCAAAGTAATTGTTCCAAAAGATGTACTTCTGTCTTTGTTGCAAAATCACGTGAGTTCGCATTTTATTAACGAATTTGTTATAATCAGCCTGATCTAGTGTAGTGTAGTCTTTCTTGTAACCTTTGATGGTTTGTTCAAGATTTCGATAAGTTGAATCACCCATTTCACGGTATTTAAAACTTTGTCGCATACCACGAACAGTTGGTATAATTTCCCCATACGTCTGCAATTCTTTCGATTTGGTACGAATCATATATTCGGTGTCTTCTTTTAACACCTGAAGTTGCCACCTCGTAGTTCTTGCACCGCCTGCCGTTTGCACAACAGTTTCTGCACCTTCAGTAGTGAATCGTTCCAATTGATTGATCTTGCGAAGCAACATATCTTCTTCATAGTAAGTGTTTTTCAAATCATTAACACTTTCTTTTGGCGGAAGATATTTGTTACCTTGTGCCGTTAAGTAGTTGACTTTAGCGTTAAATTCTCTTACCGCTTTAGCCAAATGCTTATTTAACGAATCTGTATATTCAATCATATTATAACCACCTGTCCGCTATAATCTTTCGGCACAGGCAGTTGATTGCTTCCAAGTACATAGAACCCTCGTTTTTCGATGTCTTTATAATACCGTAAAGCAACCAAAAGCCGTGTGTCAACAGTACAACGGAATTTATAATTAATTTTTAAAACCTCGTCTTGTATTATTTCTAATTTTGTTTCGAATCGATTTTTGTTGAATTGTGAAGAAAAGTAAAATTTGTAATTATTATATTCTGTAAAGTATGGTGTCTTGTATAAATTATAACACACATTACTTTTCATTTACTTTGCTTTCTTCGTGGCAACCTTTTTAACTGCTTTCTTTTCCACAGGTTTCTTCTCTGCTTTCTTTGGTTTAAGAAGTTCGGCAAGTTTTAGTTCAACTTCGCCAAGACGATTCTCAAGCACGATGAAATCACATTGAAGCGAATTAACCTTTTTTGAAAGTTCTTTTTTAGTCATATAAATCATTTTAAAATCCTTTCGTTTAACGCTTCGGCAGTTCTTTTAGCGACTTTTGACTTACCCGCCGTTTCGCAACATGGTAAGCACCTGCATATTATTTATTAAAGTAAGATAAGGGTAAGCATCTCTTTGCCGTTGCCGACAGGACGTTTGCTAACTTTTACCTTAATACCATCGCCCCAGTTGGAAGGTTCGCCATAGATGCCGAAAATCTTTTTCAAGATGTTGTAAATACCGTAAGAGGTAGAAACATAAGTTTTACCACCATCGGCGAATATAATGGTGCGATATTTCAAACGACCTTCATCGTCTTCATCTTTCTTGTCGAGATATTGTTCAATATAAATATCTTTCATAGTAAGTTCTTCGCCAACACAGTTGTTAAGCAAAGCATCGCAGTTTTCAAGTGCGTTGAAAAGTTTTTTCTTATCGTCCAAAGTTTCTGCCTTAACAGAACAGTAGAAAGGTCTTTTAGTGTCGGTAAATAGTACCATTTCAGATTGTTGATTTTCCATTTTAATTACTCCTTATAAATTGTTAATTGCATTATTAATAGTATTTGATACAACTGTTGCGGTCATGCGTTCCGTTTTAGTTGTAGTTTTAAATTCTTTAGGTTTCTTTACGGTTATTTCGCAAGATTCGCTATCTTTGTCTTTAACCTCAACCTCAATTTTAATCATGTTGTATGCCCTTGTTTAGTTTTATGATGTTTGAATTGTATTTACATATATCGTATTACCTCGTTTATTGTTGATATATTTTCATTTTATATAACGGTTATGTAGTTGTCAAGAACTTTTTTGAAAAATTTTTCGAAAAGTTTTCCACAATTCCACAAGTTTTTCCACAATTAAAAGTATGATATAATTAAAATGTGGTGGTAAGGGATCAACTTAATATGCGTTAGGTTGACTATCACGGCGAAGAACCGACAACCGTAACTTATGAATTGATATATTCCGTATTAAATCCCTTACATATCCACACATGAGGAAAATATGTATTACGATTTACAAGATGTTTTAAGTTACAACGCACTATTTAATTTTATTATCGGCGAACGTGGTGTCGGTAAGACTTACACGTGCAAAAGATTCTGTATTAAAGATTTTATTAAAAACGGAAATCAATTTGTATATTTAAGACGATATAACACCGAGTTAAAAGAATCCATTGATGGGTTTTTTGATGGATTAATTAAAAATCATGAGTTTGACGACCACGAATTTAAAATAACCATGAAAAAACAAACCGCCAAAATCTTTTGTGATGGCGAATTAATGGGTTTAGGTTTGACACTTTCCACCGCTTCACAACTTAAATCAAAAGAATTTCCATATATTAAAAATATTATCTTCGATGAATTTATTATTGATAAGGGTGTATATCACTATTTACAAAACGAGGTTCACAGTTTCCTTGACGTTTGTGAAACATTATTTCGCTTACGTGATTTTAGGGCTTTTCTTTTAGGAAATGCCGTTAACAGGGCTAACCCATATTTTAATTATTTTCACCTTGAAATGCCATATAATACAGATATTAAAACTTATGAAAACGGTGATATCCTAGTAAATTATATTAAAAATGAACCATATCGAGAATATAAGAAAAATACCCGCTTCGGCAGATTAATTTCTCATACCGAATACGGAAAATATGCCATCGATAACCAATGGCTTCACGAAAACCGCACATTTATTGCGAAACGTCCTGAACAGGCTAAATTCTATTTTACATTATGTATCAATAACACTAAATATGGTATATGGGGCGATGCGAACACTTCTAAAATATTTATTAGTCCCGCTTTCGACCCTAGTTGTCCAATTGTCTTCACTTTAAACCCCGACGATCATAATGAAAATACACAACTGGTATCATTAAGAAAATCTGAATTCTTCAAAAATCTAATTGAACATTACCGCATGGGTATGCTTTGTTTCGAAAACCAAAAGATTAAATTAGTTCTTGAACCAATCTTCCGAAAATATGCAGTTTAACTTGTAATTCTAATGTTTATGGTGTATAATAAAAATAGATTGAAGATGCGTCTTTAATTGAACATTCCCTCGTTTATTGTAAGTGTAAGACCTTATTAAAAACACATTCTTAAGCAACGACAGGATTTTACCTCTACAAATTCTGTTTATCTTATAAAATACCACCCGATGATGAGTCCAAGGTGGTATTTTGTTTTAATTAGATTTTCGATAATGCCCTGTACTTTCAACGTATTCAAATCTATCTTCGTACCCTAAAATTTCCATTAATTTGTTCGCCGATTCAATCATAATTTCTTTATCTTCTAACATATAGATAATTTCATATAATTGATAAATATTTAGTCTAATTGTATTGATATTACTAACCATTTTAACACACCTCTATTATTTTATTATTTAATATTTAGTAGGGAAGACGTACCCAAAATCACATTTAATTGTTCATTTAATTTTTCATTACACATTTCTAACGTATTAAAATAAGCATAAGACCGCCCAACTTCGGTCAACTTGCCGTTAATACGAGTTTTAATTTTGAAGGTATAACCAAGTGATTCTAAATGAATTGAACAAATGTGATCGCCAATTGTAAATTTATTGATTAATTTCACAGATATCTCCAATCAATCTATTAGCATCACTTATCCATTGATAATAATCATCACCTTCAAGTAATTTGTCTTCTTTTCTTTCAATAGTAATAGTTCTGTTATGTTTGTGAAATTTTAATATAGTTCCTTTATCTTTTAATCTTTTCCATATTTTTAGAACTTCCAAAGCGGTTTCGGCTTCTTCTTTGGTTTCAAAGTAGTTGCCAATTTCTTTGCACTGGACAATATCATCGCTATCAGCATACTTACAAATTTGTTTTGCTTCGCCAGAAAAACTAATGCACCAATGGTCTTTTGTATCGTCGTAATCCTCCCACTCCTCGTTGAGTTCGGCGAGAGTTTCATAAGTTCCAAGCAAGCGATAGCCTTCCATACTATTACAATCCGTTTCATCACATTCCCACATCTTTGTTTTCCCTGTAACAGGATAGCCCCCAACAATTACTTCTTTGACTTCATCTGTTTTCTTATTGCGTAGTTTCATAACACCTCACAAACTTTATATAATATTTTTTCAATTTCACCGTGCATAAAATTTAAATAATCATTATCATCAATTTCTTGCATTAAACTATCTTGATAATCTTTTAATAAACAAAACATAAGTTTTGCTTCATATGGTGTTAGTTTTAATTTAATTTTCTTCATATTTCACCTTTCATTAATTTATTATTTTCTAATATTAATTCATAGATTTGTTCTTCGGCTTCGTTTAGTTTTTCCATTACATATAAATAATTCTTTGCCGTTTCAATCCATGCTTCTTTATATAATTTTACTTGTCTTTCGAGTTCTTCTTTTTCCATTTTAATTCTTCCCTCATTTTTTCTTCTATTCTTGATTCCCAACTTGATACTTTTAATATACAGTATAAGAATAGAATAAATAATAAGATTAAAATTACTATAATTATTGTTAATATCATTTTACACCTCGTAGGGAAATATTAATTTCCGCACTTAAATTTTTTCCCTATTTTGTTTGAGTTTCTGTTTTTGACTATCTATCATTAATTCCTTTCTTGTTAAATTTTACGTTCGGCGGGTTAACGTAGGGTTAGGTCGGCTTTTCGGCCTTCTGCCTTTGCCTTCTTCACTTCGTTTGCCTTTTGTGATCGTGCTAGTCTTTCCGCCTTCGTCATATTCTTTGCCGTCTTTTGTGCCGTTTGCTTGTGTTTTAATCGTGCCGTGTCATATTTCCACGCTTTTGTTATAGCGTCATATATAGCCCAATAAATAGCATCGCAACTAATGTTGTGCCTTGTGTTTTCGTCTAATGCTTCAATGTCAATATTCGAATCGGCAAGCATTAAAGTTTGCAAGCCTGTTGGTTGTTTCATGCCGTCTGTAATGCTTTTTATTTCGTCCAATAATTCACTATAATAAGTGTCTAATTCATCAAATTGTTTAAATGTTTTCATGTTGTGCCTTTCTTTTTGCATTAATGGTGGCGGGTTATTTCACCCGCCTTACATTTTAAAATTTTTCTAATTCAATCCCTAGAATGTACAAGACCCCGTTCACTTCATCATCTGTTCCAAGTTGTGCTAATACTTCCAAGCGGTTGTTCTTTTGTCTTCGTGCTTCCTGTTGTGCGATCTTGCGCCATGCTTTAAATTCTTGAATAATTCCCGCATATTTTCCGCCCGTGCATCTATAATACTCGCCCCGTTTGTTTTCGTGTGCTTCGCATTGATATTTTAGAAATGCCACCGAAACCGCTATAAGAAAAACCCCTAATATTAAGTAAAATTTAATCATGTTGTGCCTTTCTAAAGTCTAAACAAATGTTGTCCATCTTCATCGCCAATATATTCAACATATAACGTGCCTGTGTTTGTGCCTTGTGATAATAGCCCCGCCTTTCCAAATTCACTTTGTACAACTAGCACGATGTCAAAACTTTCTTCTTTCTTTTGAATCTTTTTAATTAGATCATCACTAAAACCTGTTACGTTCACGATGTTTGCCGTTGCGTTGTCCATGCGTTTTTTAAATTCATTTAAATCCATGTTGTGCCTTTCTTATATTAATAATTATATTTTGTTATGTTGAAATATTGAACCGCTTTGACTTGTCCAAATACTGTTACAACTTTGTAATCCCTTCCGTTCACGTTCACAAATCCCACATAATAAGACCAGTTGGCTTGTGATGGTGTATAGAAGCCGTATGCGTTAATAACCACGTCATGCGTTTTCAAATAGTTTGCATTTTCTTTGTCTTGTTCGTCAAGATATTGTTCAAAGTCGTAAACTTCTTTAATATCTCTATATTTTAATTGAATCATTTTATTGTTTTCCTTTCATTGTTTGATTAATTTCTTTGATTAATTGATTAATTTCTTTTAATTGTTGTATAACTATTTTGTCATATTGTTGATCGTCTTTCATTGTCTTCCTTTCTATATAATAAATATTAATCCTATAATTAGCCCACATAATCCCGCTCCAATCATGTCCTTTGTTGTGTTGTTTTGCATTGTCTTGTTAATCCTTTCGTTTATTGTTTTATTATACTTCCATTATACACCTAATTATTAAGGTTGTCAATAGTTTTTTCATACTTTTTTCAACTTTTTTCGTTGAGTTTTCCACAGGCATTTTGTTCGGTCTTTGTTCGGTTTTTATTTTATGATCATGTTTCTTGTTCGGTTTTTGTTTGGTTG